GACGCGCCCGACGCCTGGAAATTAAAGGTGCTCTGAATGCCCTTGGGGCCCGAGATCGGGCGCTTGGGCTTCGGCAACCAAACCCGCGGCAGCGAGAACGTGAGGCTGAACCCGCCGCCGAGCTTCCACCCGAAGGAGACCGCCGCCGGCACCTTCGCGCGCGACTTGGCGAAGAGTGTGCCACGCGGTCCGCGCGCGACCAGCGAACCCATTGTCATCGCCTTGCCAGGATCGACGCCGCCGATCCGGCCGTCATCGCGGATGACCTCAACCTTATCGAGCTGGTTCGAATAGGTTACGTCGGCGGACACGATATCGGCGGCGACGCCGCCTTCGATGGTGATCGATCCCGTTGCCTGGGCAAAGCGCAGGCCCTGCAGCAACGTCGCTGCGCCTGCGACGCTGGCCGCGACCGGATCCGTTTCGCCCTGCGCAATCAGCGACAAGACCGCGTTCAGCATGCCCGAGCGCGCCATCGAGATCTTCATCGAGTTGACGGCCGCGGCGTAATGCACGCTGTATGATGGTTCGTCAGGCTGACCGATTTCAATCGACGTCGACGGCAGTGCCTGCGCGCCCGACGTGAAGGTGTGCGTGTAAGGTCCCGCCCCCGTGGTGACCGGCGCGCCGAGCGTCTGGCGAAGCCAGAAACCGAAACCACGCAGGTCGACCGGTACAGTCACGTCGCCATCGTTGGTGATGACGTCATAAGTCGGATCGAGGCCCTCGCGGCCGAAACCGAGCTGGTCGTCCTCGATGAGCGGCTGTTCCTCGCCCATCGAATGGCTGACCATGGGCAGCTTGAAAAAGCCGGTCGCCGGCGTCTGACCGTACGCGGGCTCGACCGCGGCCGACATGACCGCGTTGATGCCAATGGGACGACCCATGAGCGTTCTCCTGTTCGTGGTGGGAAAATCAGCCCAGGGGGCTGGTGGTTGAATAGCTCGCGACGATCGTGAAATCGGTCCAACCGATCGCGCGGGCGCCGCGGACATCGCTTTCGCCCTCGATCGGCGCAGTGGCATCCAGCCAGATGCACAGATCGCCGAGGAAGCGGTCGGCCGCGATCGCGGCGCCGATCGCAGCGCACATCGCGGCCATCACCTCGCGCGCGGTCCGCTGCGGCTCGTCATACGCGGCGAGCTCGATCGGAAAGCTTCGGTCGTACCAGTAGGTCGGCGGCGAAAGGTCGATCTCCGGATCGCCGGGATCACCGGACCGCACGATGACGTGCCCGAGCTCGTCGATCATAGTCGGCTTGGCCTCTTCCAACGACATGCCGACGACGCGCGCGACGGGCAGCGCTGACTTCACCAGCGCCTTCACGGCGTCCGCGACACGGAGATGCATGGACATGGCTATTTCCAGCGCGCTGACAGGTTCTGGTCGAACCGGGTGTTCGCGATCTGCTCAGGTGCAGAGAGATCGACCGACTTCGGCTTCTTCACCGCGCGTACGAGCGTGAACATGATGACCGACTGCACCGGTCGCGGATTGCGGGTCTTGCCGGCGCGCTCTCGCTCCGAGGCGTTGCGCCAGCGGCCGGTCGCCTTGCGGATCACGAGGCCTTTCAGCACAAGATACCCAACGCCCCGGTGGCGGGTACTCGGCGTCTTGAAGCCTTTGTCGCCGGGACTGATAAATTGCAGGTCGCGGCCGTAGCGCTGCTCGACCTCTTTCGGGGTCAACGCATTGCCGGACCGCTTGCGGGGCACGTCATCGGTCGGGATTGCGAGGAAGCCTGCCCCACCCCGCCGATAGATCATCGCGCCCGTCGCGTAGCTCTCGATAATCGCGGCAGCGCCGCGACCGTCCTTCGAAGGCTGCGCATAGACCCAGCCCGTTGGCGTCAGGCTCTTCTTGCCGCCCCGGTTGGGATAGGTGACGCCGCGGACCGCGTTCGCCAGGCGCTCTCCCAACCCGGCGCCGCGGACCTGCGCGCGGAACGCCTCTTTCACGTCGTTGACCGTGTCGCCCATCGCGGCGGTCATGAAACCGGCGACGTCTCCCTCGGCTTCATCGAACGCCTTATCGAGGTCTGGCGTGCTGAACGAGGTGCGTATCACGGTAGATTAGAACCGCAGCGCCGGCGGCGCTTCGCACAACCATTTCAGACCCTGCCGATCGAGCCGTGGTTCGCCCTCGATCCTCAGGATCTCGGTGCCGATCGTCACCACGTCGCCGGCGATAGGGTTGGCGACGTCGCTGCGATCGATCTCGACGATCGTCGTATCGACGGGGGCAATCATTTCGCCGAACCGCATGTCTTCGGTCGGCTGGTGTCGGATCACGCGAAGGGGCAGCGGAAGCGCCCCGTCACGCTGGTAGACCGCCGCCACGGAGCGAGGGCCTCGAAACAAGACCCTCAGCCCCGCGGCGAACGGATCAGACATCAGACGCGGGGCGCGCGGATTACAGCCAGAATTTCCGGCTTCGTCTTCGCGGCGCCGAGATCGATGCTCTCATCGGTCGCGTACTTCTTCAGCTCGTTGACGGTGAACGCGTCGAAGCCGTCGCTGTCGTCGCCACCCTCCGCGTCTTCGACGTTCGAGATTTTGCCGCGCAGGCCCTTTTCGATGTCGACAGCGCGTTCTTCGGTGATCTCGTGCTTATCGGTACCGATCGGCACGACGTTGCCGGCGTCGACGAAAGCGCCGCCGTTCGCATAGGCCGCGCTGAGCAGCAGGATGACTTTATTCATAGAGCAGTCCTCGATAGCCAGGGCGGCCGGGCCGCGGCGGCGGAAGGGTGGATTAGAACGAACCGTTCAGGCGGACGTGGACGGTCGTGGTCGCCGCCAGCGCTGCCAGCGTTGCAACGCCGATCAGCGTGTTGCCGGCGGCGGTCGCGGTGACGACCTTGGCGGTGTTGTCCCAGTAAACGCGCGCGCCCTCGGCGATCGCGTTCGCGTCCTTGGGGAGCTCGAACTTGCCGGTGAGGCAGAACGGGCCGCGCGACCCCTGCGCGATGTTGACCTTGGCGACGCCGAAGATGGCGCCGATCAGGGCACCACCGCCGGACGCGACGGCGACCGGGGCAGTGAGCATCTGGTCACTCGCATGACCGAGGAAGTTCTTCATGGGTGGTCTCCAAACGCGATCGGGCAGCACAATGGCTGCCCGATCGCGTCACAAATGGTGGTGGGGTGAGAGACGCGCTTACGCGCCCGGGTTCTTGTCCATGCCGCGCCAGTCGATGGCCTTGGCACCGAACACGAGGCGGCCCTTGATCTCGACACCGTCGGTGACGAAACCCTGACGCTGCTCGGTCTGCAGACCTTCGTGGCCGGCCAGGTGCGCGGCTTCGATGGTGTCGATCGACTGCGCGTTCGGATCGGCCGACAGGAACCAGCTGTTGTCGGTGATCCGGCCCTCGATGATCGGCGTCAGCGATCGGTTATAGTCCGGGTTGATGTCGCCGTTCTTCGCCGCGACGTAGTTCGAGCTGGTGAACTGGTTGGCCTTCTGTTCCTTCAGCGGGCCGGCGATCAGGAAGCTCGGTGCGTTGTTCAGGAAGCGGCCGTTGACCGACTTCTGCGTCCGCATGCGAGTACGGCCCGACTGCAGCGTATCGATGCTGATGTCCGACGCGGCGCCGAGGTTGCCGTGATCGGCATGGAACAGCGTCTTGCCGTCGCTCATAAGCGGGTTGCTGAGCAGGATCGCCCAGACGACGTCGCTTTCGACCTGGGCGGCCTCCTGCCCCATCGCCATCGGGATGCGATCGAACGCGTTCAGATCGTCGTTGATGATCGTCTCCCAGGTGATGGAGATGATCTGGCCCCATTTGCCGACGACGTACTGCTCGGAAGAGTCACCGACCGTCGCGTACTGGTACTCGGCACCCTCGGCGACCGCCTGCATCTTGGAGATGTCCGACAGCGCGACGCGGCTGACAGGGCGGAAATCGGGCACGGTTGCCGGACGGACGAACGGCTTGAACGTCTGCGGGGCCAGTTCATAGGCGCGACGCAGCGTACGGCCGACGGTGTTGCCCATAAGCGCCGGGAAGTCGGCGGTGGTGTGCTGGCCGGCATTGCGCGGCTGCTGATACCGGAACACTGCCTGCGCGACCTGGACGTCGCCCATGTTGCGCGTGCTGACGCCGGTGGACTCCAGAAAGTCGCGCGCGAGCACGACCAGGCGGCGACCGGCGAACGCATCGGCGCCCTCGATCAGCTGGTTGCGCGGGTTGGCGCGGTGCGCGATCGCCGAGCTGATCGCATCGGCGCGTGCCTGGAACTGTGCGAGCGGGATCATCGCCGGCGAATAGTTCGTGATCGTCGGCGCGTTGGTCGCGATGTGATCGATGATGCGCTGGCGCGCGACATCGACGGTGACGCCCTCGTTGACCAGCGTGTCGCCGAAATCGGTGTCGAGACGGGCGCGGCTGACCTCGTTGCGGATGGTCGAGGCGCGCGCGCGCTCGGCAGCGATGCCGGCGTTCACCTGGTCGGCGATGTTCACCGGTGCGGGGCGCGCGGGCGGCGTCGGGGTCGGCGTCGGCGTCGGCGTCGGCGTCGGCGTGGGGGTTGGCGTCGGGGTCGGCGCCGGCAGGTTCGGATCCATGGTATTCTCCGGTTGGGTGGCGGCAGGCGCCGGGATGCTCACCTTGTTGGTGATGAGCGGGTGCGCGGGGACCTTGCGGAACCCGAACTTCGAGGGATCGAGCATGTTCGTCGCGGTGGACGCGCCGGCGATGCTGTCGATGAACTTGAGGTCGAGCGCCTCGGCCGCAGTCAGCCAGGTCTCGGCATCGAGGAGCGGGTTGAGCTCGTCGGCCGACATACCGGTGCGCTGGGCGTAGATGTTGACCAGCTGCGCCTGCAGCATGTCGAGGCGATCGGCGGTCGACCGCAGCTCGGTCGCGACGCCATACGTCCCGTCGGACGGCTTGTGGATCATCATCACCGCATTCTCGGCCATGATGATCTCGTCGCCGGCCATCGCGATGATGCTGGCGATCGAGCCGGCGACGCCGTCGATATGGACAGTGACGCGACGCGGCGACTGCTTCAGCGCGTTGAAGATCGCGAAGCCATCGAAGACGAGACCGCCCAGGCTGTTGATCCGGACGCTGATGTCGTCGGGCGCATGGCTGATCCGATCGACCAGCCACGCAGCTTCGAGGCCGTCGCAGCTATCGCCGACGACGCCATAAACAAGAATTTCCATGATTTAGCCCTTCTTAGCGGTTGGCGCTGGCGGGGCGGAGGCGGTCGCGCCGCTCTGGGTCGCATTGCCGACCTGGGTGACGCGCCGCGGGTCGCAGTCGAAGATGAGGCCAGCCTTATCGACCTTGTCCGCCCAGCGCTTCCAGGCCGCCAGCACGGTGTCGGGATTCTCGCCCCGTTCCCGAATGGCGGTCTCCGGATCCATGAGGCCGGATCGCACCATATCCCGAATTGCCGGGCCTTCGGTCGCCAGATCGAGCATCTCGCGCCGGGGTGGCGTCCAAACGAACTTGCAGCCGTCGACATTCTTGCCGGTGAGCGCCGCAGCGCGGAGAAACCATAGCGCGGCTGGCTCGCAGAACTGCGGAATGAGCATGTTCCATGTCCAGCTGTCGAGCTGGCGATTGTAAGCGATGCGGCCGATGCGACCGCTGGAGAAGTTGACCTCGGAAAGGTCGCCGAAGATGTCGTACGGCAGGTTCATGCCGGTCGCGAAGGTGCGCACCGAGATCTTGGTAAAGTCGACATAGCCGTCGACGCCCGGAGGGTTCGCAAACTTGACGTCGGCGCCGAATGGCAGTGTTTCTATCAACCCGGGCTCGATGAAGTCGGCGTAATCGGCGTCGGGGTCGATGTCGCCGTCTTCGCCTTCCATGCCGATCCGGAACACAGCGTAACTAGCGGCGATTTTCTGACGTAGCAGCTGCGCATCCTGATAATCCGCGAATTCACGCATCGCGAGGATCACGGGGGCGAACCAACTTGCGCCGTGCTGCTGGCCCGGGCGGTCCTGCCGGAAAACGTGAAGTATGTCGCGGGCGGGGATCGGCGTCGGCACGAGCGACCGGACGTTCATTGCCCCGGGGTGTTCGGGAAACAGCCAGTAGCTCTGCCGGTTGCCGATCTGGTCCAGCTGGATGCCGGATATGTACGTACCGCCCGTGAAAACGCCGTTGCGGCTGGCGTCGAGGTGGTCCGGCTCGAGGAGCTGCAACTGGAAGGGAACCGGAAGACCGTCGCGAGCGAAGCGCGGGCGGTTCCGCGCGAGCACGGATCCGCTCTCGACAACGGTACGCGCCGCGAGCAGCTGCAGGCCGTAGAGGTTGCTCCTGCCGTCAGCATCGCAGGCGGTGGTTTCGAAGTGCGCCTTCGCCAGCGCGGTCATCTCCGCATCAGGCTCGCCGTTGCGCTGAACCTCGAAGGTGATGCCGGTACCGACCAGGTCACTGGAGATCGCTGAAACGGCGCGCTCGGCGTACGGGTTGTTGCGCACCATGTCGCGCGCCGTCTGAGCGAGCATCTGCGCGGCGCCGGCAAGCTCGTAGTTCGCATCCTTGCCGGTACGACGCCAACCCTGCGATCGGCGCGAGTGGGTCGCGCCGTCATACTGCGCGCGGATGCCGCGCAGCGATGCCCGCTTGGTTTCGGCCTTCTCGAAACGGACCATAGCCTCGGCGCGCGACGCGGCAAAACTGGGCGCGACTGCCGCCAGTGCGCGTGAGATGATGCCCGACATCAGCAGCCGTTCCGATAGCCGGGATAGCTGCGCCGACTGCGCCGGGCGGTTGGTGAGGCCAGCGCTGCCTGGATCCGCTGCTCGGCTTTCAGCAGGTCGCCGGCGGATTGATACGTCACCTCACTTCCGTCGGCATAGCGAACCTTCAGCACGCCGCTGCCGATCGCGGTGCGGATCGTGTCGAGGTCGGTCTGGGTGAATGCCATCAGCGCCGGCCTCCAAAATGACTGCCCCGGGGTTTTCCGGTCAGTGGGTTGATCTTGCGCGGCTTCGGTTTCGCCGGCGGCTGGACTGCCGCGGGTCGGCGGGACGGACTGGTCGTACCGTCTGCGGTGTCTTCGACCGGCTCGACGATCGTCGGTTGAACCGTTGCGCCGGTGGCGCGAGCCCATTTGGCGGCGGGCCACCGGTCGAGGCCCATCGCGTACGCGGCGGCGCGGGCATAGACGCGGCAGTCGATCGCCTCGTTGCGGTCCCTGGTCTTTTGCCATTCCTGCCGGGTGAAGCCGGTCCGCTTGTTCTTCACGGTTGCCAGCTGCTCGGCGACGAGCTGCTGGATCCACTCAGCATCGACGCCTTGCGGGAGGTGAATGTAACCGGCCGGGAACTCTTCGCCGTCGATCGGCTGATCGAGCCGCAACCAGGCGTAAGTTTCCGATTTGAACAGCGAGACCGCGATCGTCCAAAGCTGGACGCCGCGACTGACCTTGCGCCCGCGGACCGTCACGTCGGTCCACGTTGGTCCCATAACCGGCACGGACGCATTGAAACTGCCCACACCCTTGATCGCCATCACCTCGCGGGGATGTTTGCGGGCCCAATTATAGACCTGCGTGGTCGAATAACCGTCGCCGGTATCGATCGCGAGCTTCGACATTCGCATCCGGCGCCCGGATGGTGTCTCCCACTCTTCGCCGAGGAAGGCGTCGAGCTGATCCCAGACGTCGGCGGCTGCCGGATCACCCATGAACACGCGGTGGTCGATCAGGACGCTGCGCATCCCCTGACCCCACCCCCAGAGGCTGGCCTCGATCCGGTTGCGCTGCACGTCGGTGCCGGCGGTAATGCGCGCGACCCATTCTGGAACTTCGCCCAAGCGCAGCTCCTGTGATCGACGTTCGTACAGCCGCTGCCAGTCAGGCGCTTCGCCCTTCTCGACCCACGTTTCGCCGAGAGCGGTGTTCGTCCAGACCTTGTACGTTTCCGGCGACTTGCGCGCCTCGAGGAAAGCCTTCGCGGTATCGGCGAGCTTCACCCAGGGCGAATAGGCCTCCCAGATATGGAAACCGGCAATTCCCTTGAATGGCGCGGTGGCTTTCCAACCGCCGCCTTTCCGTGGCGCCAACCGCACCGCTTCGCTGCGGTCGCCGTCATCCAAGATACAGCCGTTATGCTCGCAGACGTAGTGCGCGGTCTCGGGTTTGTGGACGCCGGCCTTGGTCTTGTCCCACCGTACCTGGTCCCACCGCAGGACCTGCAGCTCTCCACAATGCGGGCACGCTACGTAGTAGCGGCGTTGATCGGACTCGAGGTACTTGGCCTCGATGCGGCACGCACCGGCGATGCCGGGCGTCGATCCAGCCAGCTTGCGCCGGTTCCAGAAATTGTTCGTCCGCTTATACGCGAGGGTGAGCGGATCGCCCTCGGTACCGGCAGACGCAGGATAACGACCGACTTCATCCGCGAGAACGACCCGGATCGGGCGCGACGCGAGAGAAGCCGGACTGTTCGCGCCGGCGATCGTAAGCTGACCGCCGGCGAACTTCTTGTGAAGGACAGTATTGCCACTGTCCCGGGACTTGGCGTCCGCAATCTTGGCCGTCAGGCACTTCGTATCGCGCACCATCGGCGCGAGACGATCCTTGGACCAGGCTTCCGCCATGTCGAGGGTCGGCTGCACCACCAGGATCGATGCGGGATCCTGGTCGACATAGTAGCCGACGATGTTGCCGATGATCTCGGTCCACCCAACCTGGGCGGACTTCATCACCACGACTTCTTCGTTCAGCGGATCTGCGGGGGCATCCATGATCCCGCGCTGGAATTCAGCGCGGGACGTGTCCCACTTACCCGGTTCGGCGCTTCCCTCGGCGCTGAGCACCCGGTTTGCGTCCGCCCACTGGCTGACCGTCAGCATCGGCGGCGGCGTCATCACCGGCCACCAGGCCCGCGCCGCTGCCGCTATCTCCTGGCTCGCCACCAGGTGCATCGTGATCGCCGCGATCACCGCCCGTTTCTTCAATCCCGACGATCGTGGCGGAGAGCTCGGCAAGCGCTTCATGCACTAGCTCCGTCATCTTCGCCTGGATCGCGACGGCCGACTTCATGCCGAACAGGATCGGGGCCGCCTTGCTCGGCATCGCAAGAAGTTTCGCGCGGACCCGGGCGAACGCGCCCTGGACCGCGATCGTCACGCCGGCGCGTGGGAGATAAAGGCCCTTCAGCGCCGCCGTTTTGATTTCGTCCTGATCGGCTTTCGCCGCCGCGCTGCGCGCTTTGGCGATGTCGATCGGTTTGCCTTTGACCGCGCCGCCGGCAGTCGCCGTTAGGCTCCCCCAGGCGGCAACAAATTCGCCGAGCGTTGCATTGTCCGGCGGCATCTCGCCTTTGGCGCGAAGGTCCGAAATCCACCGGCTCGACTTGCCGAAGAGCGCCGCCACTTCACTGAGCGTCGGCCTGTAACCCGCCAAATCCATGGGTTTTTGCTCCCATGATGATGAAGTGCGAAAAAATGCTGGCGCTAGGAGACCTTGGCGCCTTTGCCCCCCGTATACGGGTCAGGTCCGGGAGGACCCAAAGGGTGGGGGGGAGCCCCCCGGGCCGGGGGGCAGGAGGCCGGCCTGCCGCCGCGCGGTCGGGCTAGACGCCTGCCGCATGGCTACGCCAATCAGGAGCGGCGCCATGCGGCCGCCCCGGTTGCTACTGATCACCGGCGACCGCGAACGACGGCGCGCACGTCTTCTGCCACTTGCTCGACCTCACCGATCAGCTGCTCGGCACGCGTCGTAGTTAGCGACGGAACCTCGTGACGATCGGCGAGATCGAAGAGCGCCTCAGCCAGCAGGCGGAGCTTCTCGGCAGCGGTCGGCGGCGTGGATCGGGCCATCGCACATCTCCCGAAACGCAAAAGGCCCGCCGGGTTAGCGGCGGGCCTCGGTCACACATCGGTGCGACTATGAATTTCGTGCACTAGGGCCCAA